AATTATAGCCATTGTGGTATCAAAGTTAAGAGTTTCCCTTGATTGCATTTTTTTCTCCTCTGCACGTGCGTAAATCTTGGCCGCAGGGTTATTATCTAAAACACCCTCAATTTTCCAAATGTATAGCTGTGAAAGTTCCTGAATTTGTTCTTGGTAGCTGTCTTGCTTTCCAAATTTATCAAAAAATTGTTTGTTTAAATCCTCATAAATCTGTTTCAATTGATGCTGTTGATATTTGGTAACTTGCTCACCATTATAATTAACTATCAAATTTGAAAGGTCGCCTGTTTCCTTTATTTGATTCCAATAGTATATCGGTAGTTCATCAATTGATTTGTAAAACTTCATCCTTTCAAAATTTGTTGTAAAGTTAAAAATGATATTTCGGAAGTGATGAGCTTTGCTAATCGTTCTTTCGATTCATCGGTTAATCCTAGTATTTCCTCTCCGTATTTTTCAAAGAGGTTTTCATCTCCCTTGTTTCCATTTGCATCAATGGTAAACGATTCTTTTGTAACTGATACTATTTTGAAAGATTCGTAAAATGCGCCTGTATCAAGTAGCGTATAATGCTGACCTGCTCTTTTTTCACCTCCTGTCATTTGTTCTGTTGCAGGTGAGTAGGTTCCAATTATTACATTCATTGAGTTAACACCTTCCTCGAATAGCTGCTTTTGTTGGTTTAGCGTTATCACTAGCTGTTGTTTGTCAGGTTGTGCAAATACTCTCATAAACATATCTCCAACGTCTAAATTCGCTGCATTTCTAGCTATTTGCATTAGTCTTTGCACCTTACAAAAATATACAAAAAAAGCCCCTTAATTGAATAAGAGGCTTCCCATAAATACAACCGGCAAGAAAATTATTTAACTTTTTTACCTGTTACGGTGTTATAGTGTTTCTTTAAATCGCCTTTTAATTTTCCCTCAAACGCTTTTTTAAAAGCCTTCAATGATGTAAAACCATCTTTGCGAATTTCAGTATTTTGAATCTTTACAACTTTACTCATTACGGTACGGTAAATTCAATATCTGCTCCTGCCGTGTCTTCAACGTATTCAGCACTAAAGCCTGATTTATCTACTTTGACTTTCAATACATCGGCAGAAGTTTGAGCAGCAAATGTTAATTCATAAGTTCCTTCGGGCGTTTCTGTAACCGCTGAAGGTGTTACATCGGTGTCAGTAGTCACATTGTAAACTACAATATCATCAACTCCTAACCCTTCAACTCCTGCTGTATAGTCGCCTTGATCTTTTAATCCTCCAAACTCATAAAACAAAGCAACTTTTAATTGAGTTGTTGACGTTGGAAGAGCTAAATCTCTACCGTAAACATCCAATAATCCATTTAAAGAAAGTAAATTGTAGTTATCTAAGTCTGATTTTTTAATCATTCGGATGTTTCGATCTTGCTCATCCATGTCCCAATTAAAATTCAATTGAATCTTAGTAGAAGTCGTATCATCACCCCATTGTAAAATAGGCTTCCAAGAATCGCCATCAATCTCAATTGGTCTTAACTTGTTGGCCGTGTCTGAAATTCCGATAAGGTTTCCATCTTTGTCAACAATAAATACACCTACCCTATCACATCCATAGTCCTCAATCTTATTCAAAAAAGTTCCGTATTGCTGAACCAACAACCCAGTAAATGTTCTCACACCATCTTGAATAGTAATAGAACGGCCTGAATTGAAGTCCTCTTTAATTGGATTATCTCGACTTGTCTCGACATTTTCCATTTTTGGTAGTGGATACCAACGTTGGCTCGAATCAACATTATCCCTTTTTCCTAAAAAGAAAGCAGAATCTAATGTGTCGCTTGTTAAGTCAATTTCATTTGCCGTTCCATCATCCTGAAACATAGGAACAACAATTAACTTTCTTGCAACCTTCATAACAGGTTGGCAATTTGGGATTCCTGAGTTAGTAAGTCCTAACGTGCAGTTGCAATTTTTCATTTGTTAAATAATTTTAGTCAAAGTTATAAAATTCATTTCAAATTAGATTCAACAGGTTTTTGTTAACGGCAAATTAGGTTGTATTTCAATTCCTGAAAGTGTAATATTAAACATATTTCTTTCGGTATCAGCAGGATTTGTGATGCTGTATTGTCCAAAATTAGCATGGTTAATGTAGGTTACGCTTCCTAATAACCCTACTAAGGGATAGTCCCTTAATACTCTTAAAAATTCATCTACAACAGTATTCATCGGTTTAATTACCTTCTCATAATGATCGCTTGTTTCCCAATTAGCAAAATCACAATAGAGCAAGAATAACAACCTTAATTCACCCTCTGAATCAATTATGCTATCCGGTTCAGATGGCTCGGTTCTAGCAAATATTTCAAACAACCAAATTAATGGAGGTTTTCTATACCAATCTTTAATTTTTGTAAGCTCATCATTTGTTGGCTTTACTTTGCCATGATAGAATGTAGGGTTTTCAAGTTGATAGGTTCCTGCTATTGGTGTATTTTCATGGTCTGATTGAGTTACTACCAACTCACTATCTAGCGTAAATGATTTGACTTTGTATAGGTCTGAGCCTAATAAGAAATAAAGATTATCGGTTAGATACCATGTCCTGTCAACTGTTAACGTAAAACTACCATCCCCATTATCAACTACATTTTTAACCTGAACATTTAATTCAAGGCTTGAAATTAGCTCATCTAGTAAATCAGTAACTAATATCATAAGATGCCTGTCATTTCTTTGTGAATGCCGTCAAAGTCGGGATATGTATCTGAATTATCTTCAATGTAATACTGAATAGCGTCTGAGGTCTTAACAGATTGATTGTAAACAACTGCACTAGGTATTCTATTATCAATCCCTTCTGATACTTCCGCTATATTCTTAACGTTTCCTAATGGTGTGTTTTGGATGGGCTGCATTGCGATAAAATCCACGTAAATAAAACCTTTAATCATTTCTTTCATGCCTAAGCTAGTAAACATGTGGTCGCCTATTTCCTTCGTAAAAGGATTGTAAATTTCTAAATACTTTTCGGATTGTGGAACTCGATCAACTAAATCATTAATAAAGTCAGTTGCCATTGTAATTCCTAACAAGTGATTAATATACATAGCCTCATAAGCTGCTATAAAATTATCTAAGTCCTCTTTTGATTCGCTTGTTTGGCTAATTCTAATCCTGCCATTTTCAAAGTCAGATGAAATTACTAATATTCCCATGATTCAAAGGTAAAAAAAAAGCCCCATTAAAAAATGAGGCTTAACTTGTGTTGATAGCTGTTTTTAAATTTTATTTAATTTTTTCAGCTTGACCATTTTTTATTAAAGCGGCTGCCTTTTCTTCTGTAACTTCATAAGTTTTCCCAACTTCAAGGTGTTGAGGTTTACCGCTTTTTACTTTTTTTCCCTTTACCTTTACAAGAGTAGGTTCTTTTTCTTTTGCCATAACAAATATTTAATTAAACGTTTAAAAGTCAAATATAAAAAAAGCCCCTACAAATTGCAAGGGCTTTCTCGTCTATTGCTAAATAACGTCAATCACGCCTAATAGCCTTTGCCAAAATACCTGCGCTCATCGTTCCGGATCCTGTGCAAGTGCATTTCAACTTATCGTAAGGTGAAGGTGCGACTTGCCAAATATAAGTTTGAGTCGCTACATCAGTCAACGCTAAACTATCAGTTGTTTCAATTTGAACATAGTTTAAGCCATCAATAGAACCGAATAACTTACAATCACCTGCAACAGTTCCACTAATTTTGGTAACAACAACTTGAACACCAACAACAACTGAACCACCTCCGGGCTTAACAATTGCATCTGCTGTTCCTGCATTGGTAATCGTGTCAGGGTCAGACGTTACAACTTGCGCATTAACACCTAATCCAAATACGCCTAAAAATAAAAGTAAAATAAACTTTTTCATGATCTTAATTTTGATTTAAAAATAGGGGAGCCGAAACTCCCCTTTAAATTTATGCAGTTTCTAAGGCTGCTTTATCAGTTGTAAAGTCTCCTTTTACGAAAGCAGTTCTATCATTGTTTTTCACAATAACTAAGCCTCTCCACTCTGCCAAAACAGTTCTAAGGTTCTTAGTGAAGTCATCAGCATCTAGGCCAATGTCGATTCTAATTCCTTCTTTCTGAACCAAAATAGCCTTGCTGAAATCCCCAACAAGGTATTCATCAACAGTTACAAGAGTAGTTTCCACAATTGGAATATTACCGTCAAGTAAAAGCGTTGAGCCTACTTGATATAATCTCTGTAACGTCCTGTTGTCGGTTGCTGAAACTTTTGCAAGTTTTAAAGCAGTAACATCAGAAGGGTGCATGAATACAACAGGCATATCCATAGGATGCTCTGCAATTTTAATCTGATTCAATGCGACATCTAGCACATTTACAATGTTAGCGTTATCAACGGCTCCTGCAAATGTTCCTGCTGCGAAAGGTGTTGCAGTAGTTCTAACACCATTTAAGTTTTGACCTGCGTCATCGCCTGAATATACTTGACTCTCAACGGCTTTTAAAAGCTCTCGCATCAACTCATTATTGATTTCAGAAGCCATCCACTCGATATCGTCTAACATTTCAGTTGATACTTTGATATAAGCAGTAGTCTTTTTGATAGACTGAGAAGCAACAACTAAATCAAAATCAACTTGGTTCTTAGCTGCACCTTCAGCGGTTTGCCCTGCGGACCCATCTTTATTGGCTTGGTAAACCCAACTAACAACAGTTGAAGAAGTACCTCTTTGAGACATTACGTCTAACAATCTAACCCTACGAGAAGGAACTGTGTTTAATCCCTCTAATCTATCTTCAACCGGAACATTACCCCCTGAAATATTTGCACTTGTGATTGTGCCTGCGGCCTTAACTTCAAATTCAAACTCATTTTGTTGCGCTTCACCTTTTGCCCCATTTTTTAGCTTTTGCAGCTTGTCCATGTTGGCTTTAAGATTCTGAGCAAATGCCTCTTTAAGCGTTACGTGCTTAGTGTTTGAGTTGTCGTTATCAATAAACTTTCTAATAGCAATTCCTTGCGTATGAAGTTTTTTGTTCAACTCCACCATTTGTTTTTCAATTAATTCACTTAACTTGTCATTAAGTTCCTTAATATCTTCTTTTGATGCTTTACCATCAATAAGCTCTGTCATTTTTTCCCTAACAACATTATTGAACTCATTAAATAGTTCAGCTTGTTTTTCAACGTCTAAAGAATCGAATCCTTCAACTTCTTTAAATTTTAAAAAGTCCTCAAATGTAGAACCTTTTTGATACTCAAATTTTTTCATTTTGATTTTTGATTTGTGAGCAAAATCGCTCGTTTTACAATTTAATTTAAAACGGCTCTTTATTTTCAGGAGTGTCTATGACGGCTCACATATCAAGAGTGTATGCGACAAAGTTATAAATTTTTACTTTGCTGCAAATTGATAAATGTTTGCTTTAGGCTTAGGTCTTTTCATTTCCTTTTTGGCCATAGTTAACTTTGCTAATTCTGAAACGCTTACATTTTGAGTATAAACATCAATTGTCTTTCCTATCCTTGCGCTAACTGTATGTAAATGATCGTGCAAAATAGGTATAGTGTTTCCTTTTTCTTCAATTGACTTATTCCAATTGCCTGCAATCATTACGTCCATGTGAGTATCCATAAAATTAGCAAGGTTGCCAACTGCATCAATAATCATTTTCTCGCCTTGCATTTCCTTTTTTAGTACAGGTGTCATTTTATTTGCACCCCAAAGCACGGCTGAGTTTTCATATATCTTTGATTCTCTAACCGCCCAAAAAAAGCCTTCTTTTTCTGCTTCTTCTTTATTAATGATTTGATTGTAAAACTTTTCCCAAACTGCATATTCTTCTTTCATGTCAGGGTCATTAATCGCTAATTCAATGTTAACGTACTGCAAGCCTATTGAATGCTGATTAATAGAATCGTCCTTGTATAATTCATAGACTTTTTCATTCCAATTTCTCATAGGCTCAAACTTGAACATAAGAGCTTCTGCAGTTATACCCTCAAACATTTTGGCAGCATCTAATCGAACTGCAATATCTGCACTTGTAATTGGTAGGCTTTTTTTCTGTTTGATAAGGTCTTTTTTATTCTCTTTTAAATACTTAAAAAAGTCCTTTTTGTTATCAAACTTTGAGCGAATGTCGTCTATCTTAATTCTCATTTCTCTACAATTTTACCCTGCTTTTTTTGGGTTTGTTTTTTCTTTTGCAATTCTTTTAGCTTTTCCTTTTGACAAAGGGTTAACTTTTCTGACTTATCAATTTTCGTTTGGTTGCTCATAATTTACAGGTACTATATTATTTTGGACGGTTGGTATATCCATTTCCTTAATATCTAAGGAATCCATGCCAAACATTTGACGGTATTCATTTCTACTTAACGTTCCTGCCTTAACCTCATCCAATGCAATTCTTTTCTTTTCTTCTGTTGTGGGCTGCAATGCTTCAATCTCATGTTTAGCTATCTTAAGAACGTGTTTTGTTGCTTTTCGCTCGTCATATTCTTTGACAAATTTACGGTTAATCCCTTTAATTTGTTGCTCGGCCATTGGAAGAACTACATCTGAATAAAATGTCTTAACCGCTGTTCGGTAGTTGTCGTATGTTGAATTGGTAGGATCGTTGAATAGAACAGAGGGAACATTTAGTAAGTTGCATAAGTCTCTTAATAATTGCAATTGAGATTCAATCATTTGCATATCTGAACTGCTTGAACCTAGTTGATTGACTTCTATTGGCGAAGTTGTAACAATAACGCCATTGGCTCGATGTGCGCCACCTAATTGATTTCGTGTTCCTTGCTCTAAATCTTCTTTGTCTTCCTTTCGCATCGTAAGCCCTTGTGCTCCACCGCTTGCACTTATAACATTACTTACCCCTCTATTTTCAAAGTATTGTGATTGTGCAACGGCTGAATTATTAGAGGCATTTAGCTTGTGCCAACCTGCTTGTAATGGAGAAAGTCCCTCTTTATTTTGTAAGGCCGTTTGATTTGGGTTGAAATTAGTGATGTGCAACAATTCTTCAGGTAATATAGTTTTTGGAATACCATCATTAAGCTGCCATTTTTTGACTTTTGACAATATACTACCGGGCTTTTCTAGGTAAGCTGTCATTAATTGAGGAGGTAGACTAATAATATCCCCATCGGTGAAACCTATTGCCTCTTGCTCTTGGTAATAAAAACAATCACCTGTATTGGCAATGTAGGTTATCTGCTTTTCAAGCAAGTCCTGCAATGTTTCTTCTTTATTTGGGAAAAATATTCGATTGTATAATTCCCCTTCTGAAATCTTAATGTATTCTGCATCGTCGCCTGTTCCTCGAACTTCGTAAAGACAAATAGGTAAACTTGAAATTGTAACAGATAATTTTCTGACTATTGCATAGAAATAAGCATTACTTCGATACCCTTCATCAATAGCCTGTTGATCGCTAATGTCTTGCGATTGAAAAGCTCCACCTAATGGAAAAAAAAAGTTTTGGAATCTTTTTAGATTGTTGTTTCCAATACCTATTCTGCGAAAAAAAGAGGTTAAACCCATTAAAAATCTTTTGTCAAAGTTATAAAATTAGAACTATCTAGGCCGAACGTTCATATACCACCAAACAAAATAATACATCCATGCATCAATTGAGTGATTAAAGTCATCTATTGGGGTTTCACTTTTCTTGTCAGCCCAAATGTAATTATTCAACTCATTTTCAATATTTGGTGATTCATCAACTACCAATTCATATTCTAAAGCCCATTTAATACGTTCAGATACTTTTGGCTTGAATGCAGGTATAGCGTTATAATCTTTATCTCGCAAATCATTAATCGAAATAAGTTGAGCGTTATCACACACAATCAAATCCTTTTTTCTGCAATGAGCCATCACTGCTTGAAGAATGTCGCTTGAGCCTAAGTTAGATTGATACTTACATTCTTTGAGGTAAATTCTACGTTTGGATTTGTCTATTGCTACTTTGATTAATGCAAACGGATCCCGAACACCCCAATCAATACCAAAACCGAAATCAATATCATTAGGGAAACTACCACGTCGCCAATTCTTAAAAACAACCCCTTCACGTGGCGCATACTCACCCTCCCCATAAACCTTCCAACGGTATTCATCAGCTGTTCCTTGCTCAATGTTTCTTTTCGTTGGCTCGTAGCTTTTTATTTTAGATATTGTCTTTTCATCTAAAAAAGGGTTATGCCTGAATGTGCTTTTAATAGTCCTAACATTATCCCTTTGCTCTATTTTTTTTTCTTTTAGCCAAAAATCAGATGAAGGGTTAAAGTCAACCCATGTGTGAATCTTTGTACGAACATAAATAGCCTCGAAAATCTCATAGCTTATTCCGTTAACCTCATTAAAAAATGAATAATCTCGCTTACCATTTTTAGCATCTTGTTCATCATCGTATGAATTAAATTCAATGATTGAACCGTTTTTAAGGGTGAAAATGCGGTCTGTTTTGTTGTAAGATTCAACTAGCGACCTAATAATTTTGTTTTCTGAAATAATATTTTGAGCATCCCGAATAGCTCCCTTTTTTAAGTTCGGTATGTCTTGACCCACTACTGTAATAATAGTTTTTGGCCTTTCCCATGCCTTAACAAAAAGCACTTGAATAATGTTATAAGTCTTTCCTGAGCTTGTACCCCCTCGATTAACTGTTAAGTCAATTCCATTGGGAATAGTGTAGTTGTGTTTGAATAATTGCGTTGATCGAAATTCATTCACTTTGTTTCAGGCTCTTCACCCTCTGTAATTATTTTGATTTCGCCAACAGGTAACTTATGATCTGTTTCAGTCTTTTCTTTTAAACCTAAATCCCTTGCTATTATGTTTGGATTTAAAAATCCTGACGCGGCTCCTTCAAATTTTTGAGTGTAAATAATATTCTCTATACGCGTAATGATTTCTAAAAAACCTTTTCTTTCCTTCCAATTTTTAATAGTTTCCCATCCTGCCAATCCACAAGCAACTGCAAACCCCTCTTTTGTAAAAGGCCTCATTTTTGGCAGTTCAACTCTAAAAGCATCTTTGCCTCTAAAATCAGTTTCAATCAATGGGTTTTCTTGTAACCATTCAGCATACTCAATAAAATTTTGCCAAAGTTCTTCAGGTTTTTCAATGGCATGTTTTCGGCCATGACTTAACCTAAGTTCCCAAAAATTATTTCCTTGAGGAGCTGCCATTATACCCTTTCGTAAATTTCAATAGTATCATTATACATTAACGTAAGACTATTTTCGTCTACATTGTAAATGTACGTTTGATATGGATTAATAAAATTAGGCTTTTCAAACTCTTTTTGATTTCCAACTTTTAATTGAATGCCATCAACTAACCAATCGTAAGCCCTACCA